AGGCTCTCGGTAAGTCTGAAAAAGAAATTAGAGATACTCAAATCAAACAATCCTATGACGATTATACAAGAGCGTATGAGGCGGAACAAGAGGCAAGAAAATTATATAATGATAATTTAAATACAGCTGATGCTGAAGGTTTAAAGAAATTAGGAGATAATCTTGATAAAAGAATTGAAGCAACAAAACAGGCGTACTCAGATTATATTATCACAGGTAGAAATGCACAGGCTACTGAGTTAGAAGAACAAAAGGCCGCCAATCAAAAAGTTGTAGACGCAAACAAACAAAAACAAGAAAAGATTGCTGCAGATAATAAATCCGCAAATGAATTACTTCTTGATTTACAACAAGAGAACGAGGTACTTTCTTTAAAAAATGAAAGAGAGAGACAAGACCAAGAACTTAAAAACCAAAAACAAAACGAAGAAAATAAGATTAATGCGTTATTAATTAGTCAAGAAAAGAAGAACATGTTACTTGAACAAGTAACACAAAAATATAATGCAAAACAAACGGATTTAAATAACAAGAGAAAAGAAGAAGATTTAAAAACCGAGAAAGAATTATTAGAAAAATTAGAAGTAATTAGAATTAATGCCATAACCAATCAACAAGAAAAGGAAAAGGCTGAGTTACAAAAAGGATATAATGAAACCAAGGCAGACCTTGACAAGTACTTGGAAGATAAGAAGATAAGTCAAGAACAATACAATACATCAATACTAAATCTTAATGCAACACTCGCTGCAGGTATTAAGAAGATTGATGATGATAAAGATAAAGAAGACCAAGATAAAAGATTAAAGAAACTTGATGATGAACTTAAGTTCCTTCAAATTAAGGGTGAGGCTCTTATGCAAGGTACTAAAGCATATTATGATAATCAAAGAGCAATATTAAAAGCGTCTGAAGAAAGAGAACTTGCTGACACAACTTTAACTGAGGAACAAAAAACCGCAATTAAAGAAAAATATGTAATGGCAAGAAAAAAATTGTCTGAACAAGAATTGGCAGCAAACGCTCAGGTTATTACTCAGACAATTGATGCGGTTGCTAAATTAGCGGGTGCAATTGCAAGTTCGTATGATCAGGAGGCAAAAACAAGTAAAGATGCATTTGAAAAGAGAAAGAAACTACAAATTGCAACAGCATTAATGTCAGCAGCATCGGGTGTTATTCAAATCTTAACTCAACCATCTACATTACCTTCACCATTTGATTGGATTGTAAAAGGTATTAACGCGGCCGCACTTGCAGTATCAACAGGTGTTCAAATTTCAAATATTAAGAAAACTCAATTTGAGGGTGGAGATAGTAGTGGGTCATCTGCACCAAATCTTGGTAGAAACTATGAAGAAGGTGGTATGATTAATGGTCCAAGACATGCACAAGGTGGTGTAATGGTTGAAGCTGAAGGTGGTGAAGCAATCATGACAAGAGGTGCAGTAACCATGTTTGCACCATTATTATCTGCTATGAATGAAATGGGTGGTGGAACATCATTTGGAAACCAATTATTTATTAGACCTGATGCTGCTGCTGTGAATAAACCACAACAAGAACAATCACCTGTAATAATGAAGACCTATGTGGTATCAAGTGAATTAACAACAGAAGCAGAAAAACAAGCAAGGTTAAAGGACCTTTCAACATTATAATATGAAAAAAGGAAAAAACGATAGTCATAAAACATCCTTTGGAAAGAGAAAATCTCATCCAATAGGTAAAAAGTCATATGGACCTAAATCTCAAAAACCAAAGAAGTACCGCGGTCAAGGAAGATAATTTTATATTTATTTATATGAAGAAAGATAAAGTTTATGAATTAAGAATTGATGAGGATGATGAATTATCAGGAATTGATAGTATTTCCCTTGTTGATGAACCGGCCATAGAAGTAAATTGGGTGGCTTTCAATAAGGTTAAAACAGAAAATTTTCAAATACCTGATGGTGAAGATTTAAAATATTCTGAAATGATTACCTCAAAAGGTCAATCAGAAGAAGAATTATTTAATGATGGATGGGAAGTTGCTACACAAGATTTCGTTTCATCCTCACCAAATCAACCTTCATTTGAAGATACAGAGGAAAGATTAATCAGATACAAATATGTATTAAATCCCGAGGCACCTGGTGCACCAATAAAAGAAACCACAAGAGACTTTTGTAGAGATTTATTGAACAAGAATTTTGTATATCGTGTAGAGGATTTAGAGGGTATTACAAACGACTTGGGAAGTTCCGCTATGGTATGGAGAGGTTCTTACAATTGTAGACACTTATGGAAAAAGATTGAGTATAGAAGAGGTACAACAATCGTTAACAAAGGTTCAATTACAAAAGGTAGAATTGATGGTGCAGAAAGTTTAGATGTAATGGGATTACCTCAACCTGATACAAGAGTACCAGGTAAAGAATCTTTCCAATTTGAAATGGTAAGTATATTTGGTTTTAAACCAAGATTTTTCCATTTATGTCCTGGCGCACAAAGTCTATTCCAACATCTGATTACTATGGAAATGGATGAAGATACAATTGGAATGGTTAGAAGTGCAGCACAGGTTGCAGATAATGTTTTCCGTATTGAAGATGAAGTTATTAAATCAGGTGTTGCAACACAACTACAATTAGATGAAGCAATAGTACTAGTAGAAGATTTTAAAGACATAATGTATGAGATTGACCAATTGGTTGGTATGAAACACGATGTATCTTTTATGGATGGTCATATTGTTAAAATCAAAGAATATCTAAAAGAAGATATGGGTTATGATGTTGGTGGAATTGGTGGTTATGTTGACCCTGGCGTTAAAAAGAAAAAGAAAGATGAAGTAATAGAAAAGTCTATTGCTTTTGAAACATATAATGATTATCCTGAAGCGGCAAAGAATAACGCGTGTAAGGTATTAAGATGGAGAGATGAACATGGTGATGAAGTTAAGGGAATGACAAGAGTTGGTTGGACTCGTGCTAACCAATTGTGTAGTGGTGAAAACATCTCAGAAGAAACTATCGCAAGAATGGCGGCATTTGCAAGACACAGAAAGAATGCTGAAGTTGCACCTGAGTTTAAAGATACACCTTGGAAAGACAAAGGTTATGTTGCTTGGTTAGGATGGGGTGGAACAACAGGTATTGAATGGGCAAGTAGAAAATTGGAAAGTATTAGAAACAACATGTCAAAACAAAAGTTCCAAACTGATGAAGAAAAGAAAATGGTGATTGGACCTGCCATGATTCCTGACCTTAAGATATTCCGTAAAGATGCGTTAGGTAATCCATACTATGTGTTCTTCAGTGCTGAAACAATCAAGATGATTGCAGAAAAGTATATGAGAAACAAATATATTGATAATAATGATACCAATCATGATGGTAGGGCCGTATCTGATGTGTATGTTGTTGAGTCTTGGATTAAGGAAGATGACCAAGACAAATCAAACAAATATGGTTATGGTGACCTTCCTATTGGTACTTGGTTTGTTTCTATGAAAGTTAGAAATGAAAAGGTTTGGGAAAAGGTTAAGAAAGGTGAATTAAGAGGATTTAGTGTCTCAGGGTTTTTTGAAGAGATTGCAGACTTTGCAAGAGAACAGATGTTCTTACAGGAAATTGTAAAGATTTTGAAAGGCGTTAAATAACATTTGGGAATATATATAAAAATTTATATTTAATAATAAGAGTAATAAAAAAAACAATTTAAAAACTATGTCAAAAAATCCAAAAACAGCAATCCAAGAGATTAAAAAATTGATGGTGCAGTTTGGTTTTATGTCTGACGAACCTACTTTGGCTTCTTTTAAATTAGAAGACAATACAATTGTTGAAACCCTTGAACTTAAAGTTGGTAATAAAATTACTAAAGTAAGTGATGAGTTTGAAAGAGTTGCATTAGAAGATGGTAAATTCAGATTAGTTGAAAACTTTGAAATTGAAGTTAAAGACGGAACAATCAAAACTGTAAAAGAAATTTTTGTTGATGCTAAATTGGTTGATGGAACCCCAATTAAAGTTGAGGGTGAAAGTTTGATGGAAGGTGCTAAGGTTGTTGTAGTAACGGCAGAAGGTGAGATTCCTGCTCCTGATGGAGTTCATGAACTTGAAGATGGAACAAAGGTTGAAACCAAAGAAGGTGTTATTGCAAGAATTGAAGAAAAAGAAGGACCTGAAGTTGAAATTGAACTACAAGATGTTGAAGTAGAAGGACCTAAAGGTTCTGAAGTTCAAGTTGAAGTTCCTGACCAAATGGCCGAGTTCCTTGCTTTAGTTAAAGATATGATGGAAAAAATATCTGAGAAAATGAAAAGCATGGAAGATAAGGTAGAAAAAATGAATGCAGAATTTAACTCATTCAAGAAAGAACCAGCAGCAAAGAAGATTTCTGATGGTAAAACTGATTTTAATAAACAATCAAGTTCTGATGATGTAATTGCAGAAAGATTAGCAGCAATTGCAGCTATGAGAAAAAAATAAAATAATTAAAAATTAAAAAAATAACAAAATGAAAATTTTAAAGAAAGAAAACTTTTCATACGATGTATCAACTATTGGTTCTTATGTAGACCAAGTTGGTGGTGAGTTGTTGTCAAAAGCACTTATTGGTGCAACTACTCCTAAGTATGTAAATGTAAGATTAGGTATCAAAGGAACACAAGCGTTGAACCTATTAAATTCTAACATCGTGTTCCAAGCAGGTGAGTGCGGATGGGATCCTCCAACCGGTACAACTACAACTTTCACACAAAGAAACATTACAACTTGTGCTGAAAAGTATAATGAAGCATTATGTTACCAAGACTTGTTTGACACTTATCAGTCTATGTTGATGAAGCCAGGTCAAACTCAAGAGTCTGTTCCATTTGAACAACAAATTGCTGACCTTAAGGTAAAACAAATTCAACAAAGAATTGAAAGTAAATTATGGACTGCTACCACAGGTGGTGGTGATTGTTTCACAGGTTTCAAAGCGTTAATCGTAACAGGAACTACAGGTGTTGCATCTTCAAGTGGTGTTACATTTGATAACTCAGTAGCATACGGTACAGCAGGTAACCCAATCACAGAAGTAGATAAGTTAATTAATGTTCTTTCTGATGACGCTATGTCAAGAGATGACTTAAGAGTGTTTATGTCTTACGCAAACTTCCGTTTGTATGTACAGGCGTTAACTAAGGCTAACTTCTTCGCTAACTATATTGGTTCTTCTGAAATTACAGGTAATATGGAAGCTGTTCACCCTAACACAAATGTTAAGGTAATCCCTACAATTGGATTGAACGCTTCTAACAAAGTAACTATCGGACCAGCAGAATATATGGTTGTAGGTTTTGACTTATTGTCTGACCACGAAAAATTAGTTATTTGGTATTCTAAGGACTTTGATGAATTAAGATTGAGAGCTAACTATAACTATGGTGCTCAAATCGCATTGTTCGGTTCAACAGTATACTTTGCAACTAACAACTTAGCGTAATTTTTTAATATAAAAACAGAGGGGTGAAAGTCCCCTCAAATTTAAAATAAACAAATTAACTTAATAATCAATAATATGAGTTGTTATATATCTTCAGGAGTTTCATTAGGATGTTCAGATGGTATTGGTGGCATTAAAACCATTTGGGTTTTAGGTGCTACAGGTGCTACAGAACCTTCAGTTTCTTCTGTATCAATCTCAGGTTCTACAGGTCCTATCACTGGTATTACAGGTGCGGGTACATGGTTCCAATTTGAATTGAAAAGAAATACTTCAAGTTTATCACAGAATGTTACCAAATCTTTTGAGAATGGTACAATCTTCTTTGAACAAGTATTGACTGCAGTTCTTTTCAAATATGACCAAGACAAGAGAAACCAATTGAAACTTTTATCTCAGAATGATGCAATCCAAATCATCGCTGTAGACCAAAATGATGTACAATACTATTTAGGTCAAACTAACGGTATGTATTTATCAGGTGGTTCAGCTGCTACTGGTGTTGCGTTGGGAGATAGAAATGGATTTGAATTAATCTTCACAGGTCAAGAACCACAACCAGCTAATGTTGTTAGTGGAAACCTTTCATCTATATTCGCCGCAGGTGGATTTAATGACTAAGAGAAATAAGTAGGTCTGTTGTGGACTGAATTTTCTATATCTCTATTCTAATAAAGAGGGGCGTGAGCCCCTTTTTTATTATTCTACAATTCAATTTGAAATTTTTTATATTTATTAATATAGAGTAATTAACATGTTAATTTTACAAAAAGGACAACAAAACGAATTGGTTTTGAATATCAATAATAATTCAAGACAAGACTTCACAGGTTATACCTTAACATTTGTTCACACATTATCTCAGGAGGAAAAGACTTATACAATTAGTACAAGTAATCCCGCTGAGTTTGCTGAAAATATAAGGTATTGTGAGATTGTTTTGAATTTTCAAAATCCTGGCCAAGACCTTAACTATGAAGGTCAATATCAATTACAAATATTTGGTAATGGAACACAATTGGTATATACAGGTCTTTGTAGATTGGATGGTACTTCAGAAGATAATTCAATTATTTCATATGTTTCATCAAATGAGAATAATGAACAATATATATACATACAAGATTAATTATGAGTGATAAAATAAAATACCAATTAGGAAAATTAAACTTTACCCAAGAACCATTACTTCCTGTTTTCAGTGAAGTATTTAATCGTTTCCCATGGGTATGGTATGGTGAAAACAATTTGATGCCACAATATCTTATCAGTAGATATAATAATTGTGCAATACATAAGGCCATCGTTACTTCAAAGAGAGAACAGATTATGGGTGATGGTTTGGTATCACTGAACAATCCTATGGCAACAATCAATCTAATCAACAAGAAAGAAAATGTATCCGATGTAATGAAAAAATGTGCTTTGGATTTAGTTTTATTTGGGGGTTATGCATTAAATGTAATTTGGTCAAGAGATAGAGAAAGTATTGCTGAAATTTATCATTTAGATTTTAGTAGGGTTAGATGTGGAAAGATTGATAATGATACAGATGAAATTAAGAAATTTTATTATTCACCTGATTGGTCAAATACAAGAAGATATGTACCTGAAGAATATGACACATTCAATCAAGAAGAAGGTGGCGCATCACAGATATATTATTACAAACAATATAGTCCAAGTAATAGTTATTATCCTCAGCCTGATTATAGTGGGGGTCTTGCAGCAATTGAGATTGATGTGAATATCAAAGAGTTTCATGCAAATAACTTGAAGAATGGTATGAGACCATCTTTATGGTTAAACATGAATAATGGCATTCCTGGCGAAGAAGAACAGATGTTGGTGACAAGAGCATTAGAGAGTCAGTTTAGTTCTGTTAATAATGCGGGTAGACCAATTATTTCATTTAACGAAAGTAAGGAATTAAGTCCTGAAATTGTACAAATTCCAGCTGACACAAATGATGGATATTATCAAGCCATCTACACAGATGTTCAACAATCCATATTATCGGCACATAGAATTAGTACAGGTGAATTATTTGGTATTAGTACAGCAGGTAAATTAGGTAGTAAGGATGAGATTGCAACACACATATTCTATGTGAGAAAAACTGTTATTCAACCTTATCAAAAAGAGTTGTTATCAACATTTGATAAATTGGTTTCTATGAAGTTTCAAAAACCTACAACATTTGAAATTAAACCTCTTACAATATTTGAAGAAGGTGATGTTGCAGAGAAACCGGTTGTTGAAGACACGCCTGTTACACCTGTTGAAGCGGAAAGTGAAAAGGTAATCATTAATGAAAATATCAAAGGTCTTAAAGGTAGAGAATATCAAAACCTTATGAGAATTGTTCGTGAATATAATAAAGGAAAAATATCAAGACAACAAGCCATCCAAATGTTAAAGAGTGGATATGGATTATCTGAGGAAGAATGTGGTGTGTGGCTTGGAGAGGATGAAGAAGAATTAATTTAAACTATGGCTAACAAACTATTAATATCAGAAAATAAATTAAAGGCGTTTACCAACACTAACAAGAATGTTGACATAAACGCTATCAGAGCAGAAATTTTAATTGCTCAAGACATTCATCTTCAACCGTTATTGGGAAGCCGGTTTTATGACCATCTATTGGACCAAATCCAATTAACAGGTAATACCTTCAACTCAGATGAAATAACCCTTGTAAACGAATATATTGCACCTTTTTTAATACAAATGGCATACTTTGAGATGATTCCTTCAATACATTACAGAACGATGAATAGGGGTATTGTACAGGGTGAGATGGAGAGTGCAACATCTGTTGATACAGAAACGATGAAGTACTTGAGAAGTATCCAATATCAAAGGGCAAACTTCTATAAGATGAGATTACAAGATTATCTTATCACAGGTCGTGGACAGAACTTATTCCCTGCGTACAACACTTATTCTACAATTGATGGTATGACACCTGAAAAGGGTTCTAAATATAACTCACCAATATATCTAAATCATACAACAAGATATGGTTGGTCTAAACAACAATTAGGTAGGTCTATACCTATGTGGAGTGAAATGGACCATTATGACCCACCTTGTGCAGATTGTCATTAAAATGAGTACAGAAATATTATTAATTATATCTAATGCACTGACTGGTTTTGCTGGTTGGTTTGTAGGTAGAAAGAGACAACAAGCAGACACAGATAATCAAGTATTAAGAAACCTTGAGTTATCGATAAACATATATGTAAAAATTATTGAAGATCTTAAAAGAGAGATTCATGAATTGAATAATAAAGTTCAAGACCTTGAAAAAAGGGTGGAAGAACTAATGGCTGAGAATAGAAAATTAAAAAAACACAAAGGATTATAACATGTCACAACAACAGATGTACCTACCATTACCAACCAATACAGAATTGGGTTTTGGTTATAAAGTAGATTATTTTGAAAGATTAATTAACGAAGTTGATTATAATAAATATAAAATAACAAGGGACGAGTTTCTTGATTGGATACACCACAATTATCAGTGTGTTTTTATATTGGGAAAAGAACTCTCATTAAATGAATATAAAAAATTACAAAAATGAAATTAGAAGATTTATACAAAATCAGATTGGATTTATCGTCAGCGAAGATTAGTCCAAAAGAAGAAATGGAAGCATATCCTTGGGATGAATGTATTGCTGACCAAGTAGCAAGATATGGTGATGAGGAAACAGCAAAAAAAGTATGTGGTGCAATTAAGGCGGGTATGAAAAAATCATTCCAAGAAGGAGACGATTTAAGCGGGGCATGTTGGCCTGGTTATGAAGCAGTCGGATTGAAAGAGAAAGACGGAAGAATGGTCCCTAATTGCGTACCAGTGGAAGCCAAGAGGGTTAAACAAGGATTCCCTGTTC